ACGCCGACAGCGCGTCGAACTCTTTCGGCGTTCGCCCCGCTTTCCTGATCTATTGATCGAACATCCGCGGGGCCTCCGCGCCCCGCGCATCAAGTAATCAAGGGAGCAGGTGAAACATGTCAGACATACCAAAGAGTGAGCGCTCTGAGTCTTCGCTGGAGACTCAGCACCTCGTCTATGCACTCAGGAGGAAGATCACGACGGAGCTGCTCACAAGTTTCGGGTACAGCGAGAAGAAGCTCGAGGAACACGTCAAGAGAGTCACGGCCTATATCAAGGACAAGGAAGAGCGAAAAGCTCGCCAGGAGATGCTCCTGGTGCTGATGCAGGACTTTTCCATGTGGCTGATCGAGGACGAGCGCGACGACATCGCTGACCTATGCAGAGAGATCAGCAGACACCTCCGGCAAGCCAACACCATCTGGCCGAACTACTACGCCGAGTATATCGAGCGACGGCTGGAGCTTGACCGCGCGAGGGAGTGCTGCAACGCTCTCCAGGATGAGCTGCAATATATCGCCGAGCAGCTTCCCGCAGATAAAAACAGATACATGGGGATCGTCCTCGACATCGAGGAGATCTACAACAAGATCGGAGCACTGAGGCAGTCGGACAACCGCTTCCTCGACTCGCTCCCGGATGTTCCCGACGAAGTGCGCCAGCGACGCGAGAAGGAACAGGCCAAGAGTGCAAGAAGGAGAAAAAGAACAAGGAAAAGATAAAACCAGCGGGTGACTCCTACGCCAGCGTTCGTCTCCGCGACGAACTTCGCGAATGTCAACAACAACGGCAATGCGAACAACAACAGCGCGTCGAACTCTATCGGCGTTCGCCCCGATTTCACAACCGTGCACCGGACATGATCCACGCACGGCAATGGGAAAGGAGGGGTCATCCCTTCCAGGTGAAGTCCTGGATAAATAAATCAACCGCAACGGGTCCAGCCACGGCTGATGGCCCTATCGTGCGGTTCTATTTTGAATTATGAACAGATTAACAGATGCAAACAGGCTCTACGAGGGCGGCACCCGTGCCATGGCCGGCAGCAAGTTCAAGTACGGGACGCAACTCTTTGAAATGAACCACCTGCTTGAGACTGCAAAGCTCCAGCGGGATCTCCTGGCCGGGACATACGAGCCAGGACCGGGGCAGAAGTTCCCCATAAGTGAGCGAGGGCATCGGCGCTACATCACCAGCGCAAAGATGCGAGACAAGGCTCTCAACCATACGCTCTGCGACGAGGTCGTCATGCCGGCGATCGAGAAGTACGTGATCTACGACAACAGCTCCTCACAAAAAGGTCGAGGCGTCAGCTTCCACAGGAGGCGCACCGAGATCCATCTCCGGAAATACTTTCAGGAGTACGGGACGAACGAGGGCTGGGCTCTTCTCATTGACTTCTCCGGATATTATCCGAACATGCTGCACGAAACAGACAAGGCGATCCTCATGGACGTCATCCGTCGCTCCGGTTATTTCACAGAGGAGGAGCTCACCACTGCAGGGATGCTCATCAGCATGATCTTCAAGTCGATGGAGCTGGACGTCTCCCGCTTCTCAGATGAGGAGATCGAGGCGATGTACCACCAGAAGGTTGACCCTGAGATCAATGTGGGAGTGCCTCACAGACTGCTGACCGGTGAGAAGATGCTCAAGAAAGGCGTCGACATCGGCAACCAGCTCTCACAGGGCTCTGGTATTATCCACGCCTACGAGATCGACAACTACTGCAAGATCGTCGCCTGCTGCCATTACTACAGCAGATACACCGACGACATCCGGATATTTCACCCGGACAAGGACTTCCTCCTGGACGTCCTGGGAAAAGTCAAGACGATCGCGGACAGGCTCGGGCTGATCATCAACGAGAAAAAGACACATGTCACAAAGCTCAGCAGACCCTTCCGACATCTCCAGGTCAAGTACCGGCTGACGGATCAAGGCAAGGTCGAGAAGCGGATCAACCCGAAAAGCATCTCCAGAGAGCGCCGCAAGCTCAAGAAGTACAAGAAAAAGATGGACGAGGGCGTCATGCCGTACGAGGACATCGAGAACAGCTTCAAGTCATGGCTCGGCGGTCACTGGAAGCTCATGTCAATGAGACAGATCGGCAACATGGCCGACCTCTACTACCAACTATATGGAAGGAGACCAACATGGAAGAAAAAACATTCAAGATTACGCTGGCTGATGGGACAGAGCTCGAGGGCCTCACGCTCAACGGCAACAATTACATCAGCAGCAAAAAAGTGACCGAGGAAGATTTCAATGCGGACAATCTGGCCAGCATCACGATCGAAGACTCTGATGGTAACGTCCAGGAGCTCACCGACATGGCGCTCGTACAGATCGAGAAGCGCGGCACGTCCTACTGGTTCGTGCTCCGTCAGCTTTCAGAGCAGGAGATCAGGGACTTCAAACTACAGGCCAACATCGAGTACATCGCAATGATGGCCGACATCGATCTGGAGGAGGTATAGGAACATGGCAAAAACAGAACACAGCAAGAACTTCAAAAAGGTGAAGACATACTACGACAGAGGCGCCTGGAATGAGGCCCGTGTTCGCAATGCTGTCACCAACCCGGCCAGCAATCCTTGGATCACTCCGGAGGAGTATGAAGAGATTACCGGCCAGCCTTATGAAGCGGCCGAAGAGTAAGGAGGGCCGCTGTGGATGGAGACTATTATCTCGGGAATTATCAGCGCGGGCGCTGCGATCATCGTCTGCGTGATTACTCAAACAACTCAGGCCCGGAAGACCGAGGCCCTGCTCTCCTACAAACTGGACGAGCTGACCAAGCGCGTCGACAAACACAACAATGTGATCGAGCGCACCTACAAGCTGGAAGAGCAGACAGCAGTCCAGGAGGAACAGATAAAGGTGGCCAACCACCGCATCGAAGACCTCGAGGAGGCAATGAAGCATTGAGAAGAAAAAAGAAGAAAAAGATGGAGACCTCGAAGCTGCTGCTCCTGGTCTCCGATCTGATGGCCGCGGCGGTGCTTGTTTGCACCGTCGTGTCTGTCTTCGCGCTACAAGATACGAGCCCGCTCGGTTATCTGATCCCGGCCGTCTTCGGACTGTCAGCGACCAGCCACGGCTTCTACTACTGGAAGGCCAAAGCCGAGAACCTCAACAAGTGGGGACAGGGCGAAAAAATCACAGAGGAGGACACGAGTCAATGGAATGGTTAATCAATAACTGGTATTTGATCGTGGCAGCAGGCGCCCTCGCTGGTGTCGCTGTCTATGCTGTCCGGAAGTTCGTGGGACTTCCTACTGACCAGCAGATCGCGAACTTCAAGGAGTGGTTGAAGTGGGCCGTGACCGAGGCAGAGAAGGAGCTCGGATCCGGCACCGGACAGTTGAAGCTCCGCATGGTCTACAACATGGCCGTGGATAAGTTCGCCTGGATCGCGAAGCTCGTCACGTTCGAGATGTTCGCCACCTGGGTGGATGAGGCGCTGATCTGGCTCAACAACCAGCTCGAAAGCAACAAAGCAATTATTGACAGAGTAAAGGGAGGTGCGGAAGATGCAGAAGTTCGGCATTGACGTCTCTCACTGGCAGGGTGACTTCGACTTCGCCAAGGCCAAGGCCGAGGGCGTTGAGTTCGTGATCATCAAAGCCGGCGGAGGAGACTCCGGTCTATACCGGGACAGCAAGTTCGAGAAGTTCTACGCTGCGGCCAAGGCCCTCGGGCTCCAGGTCGGTGCGTATTACTACGGAGACGCGAAAAACACGACCGAGGCAGAAGCTGAGGCGGATCACTTCGTCAAGCTCCTGGCCGGGAAGCAGTACGAGCTCCCTGTCTATTATGACGTGGAGGGCAGGATGCTCAAAGCGGGCAAGACGGAGCTCACCAACATCGCCATCGCGTTCATGGAGAGAGTGAAGGCCGCCGGCTACATGGTCGGTATGTACAGCTCAGAGAGTGCCTTCAACTCCGAAGTGGAAGATGCAAGGCTCACAGCATACCCTCACTGGATCGCAAGATGGGCCAAGAGCGCACCGAAGTCCAAGAGCGGGGCAGTAGTCGGCATGTGGCAGTTCGGAGGAGAGACGAACCTCCTCAGGAGCAACAAGATCGCAGGAGTGACCTGCGACCAGGACTACCTCTTCGTGGACTACTTCGCAGAGATCAAGGCAGCAGGCCTTAATGGCTACAGCGCCCAGGGTGGTGCTACACCTGCACCAGTTCCGGCGCCTACTCCCGCGCCTGCACCTTCCCAGGGTCCGACCTATTACGTCAACAGGAACTACACCCTCAGGGTGGAGCTCAACGTGAGAACGGGCCCCGGAACAGGTAACAGGAAGAAGAAGCACAACGAGCTCACACCTGACGGCCAGCGTCATGACCGTGACAGAGATGGAGCACTCGAAGCAGGCACAAGAGTGACCTGCCTGGAGGTGGCAAGAGACGGAGCAGACATCTGGATCCGCTGCCCTTCCGGATGGATCGCTGCCTACTATAAGGGCCAGGTGTACGTCGCTTGATCCCTGTTCATCATCCTGCTGGCCTTCGGCGGCCTGAGTGTGGTCTTGTCTGCAGGCCTTTTGGCCGTCATGCTCGCCGGCGAATACATGGAGAAATAAGAAGAAGCCCATCAGCGTCTCGCTGGTGGGCTCTTTTTAATTGCTTTATAATGCAGCATAGATTATAATAAACGGCGGAATTATAAGGGGCTCGTCGGTGTTCGAGTACCACTCCGACAAGTCCACTAAACGAGCCGTACTCGAACACTTCGAGGCGGCCGTTTTTTCTTGCATGTTAAAGTATATGATGACGTGGTCGTTCCAGACATCGATCCGGGCGATGAAGGTGTCGACGAGCTTCTGACGGAAGTCAGGATCCGAGACGTCACCCTCCCGGAACGAATTGAGCCAGGAACGGATCACGCCCTCGGTCAGCTTCGGAGCTTTAAGCTCGAGGCGCTGGATCTCGAGGTCGATCTCTTCCTCCTCAGCTTCCAGCTCGGCCAACCGTTTGGCCAGTCCCTTCCCCGCGCCTTCTTCGATCGCGCTCAGGATGTTCTTCTGTTTTTTCTTGTTTGCTTCCAGTCTTTTCCTATAAGCGGCGGCCGGATCTGCTGCCTCATCGTTGTCCTGGATCTCCAGGATCCGGACTACCAGGTGATCGATGACGTCGTTCGTCAGCATCTTCTCCACGGTGGCATCGATGACGACATCCTCCAGGTGCTCCTGAGGTATGGGACGGAGCTCGCACTTTTTCCCTCGCTTTTTGTCTCCGCACTTGTAATAGTGATAAACCTGGCCGGACTTCCCGGTGCCGGCCTCGGCGTTGAGCATAGCGCCACAATATCCGCAAAAGCATTTACAGCTGAGCAAGTAGTTCATCTTCGCCCTCCCTGCCGCGTTGTTGCGGCTTGTTTTGAAGTGCTTCGAGGCTTCCAGGAAGGTCGCCTCGTCAATTATAGGCTCCACGTCCAGAGGGACACCTGCAAGCTCCCAGTGGCCCGTGTAGCGGTCGTTCCTCAGCATCCTGTACACCGTCCCGGAGCTGACAGGCTTCCCTCTGCTGGTCAGGATCCCGCGGTCATTGAAGAGCTGCTTGATCTCGGCAGTGGTAGCTCCGGCAATATGGAGCCGGAAGGCTTCACGGACTGCCTCGGCTTCTATGGGGTCGACAACGACATGGCGGTCTTCGTCTCTTTTGTAGCCGATCGGCATCGTGCTGGAGCAGTACTGTCCCTTTTTGGCCGTCTCCCTGATCCCGCGGAGTACCTTCTGACGAAGGTCGGCGGAGTAGTACTCAGCCAGTCCTTCCAGGACACTCTCCAGGATGATCCCTTCCGGTCCTTCCGGGACTGACTCCTCAGCATAGAGCAGGCGCACGCCTGCCTTTTTTAGTCTCATCTTATTGATCGCAATATCCTGGCGGTTCCTGCCAAAGCGGTCTATTTTCCACACAATAACAGCATCAAAGCGGCCATCCTCAGCGTCGTGGATCATCCGCTGGAACTCATCACGCCCCTCGACGCTCTTCCCGGAGATGTGCCTGTCTGCATAGACGTCAAGGATCCGGATCCCGTTTCTCTCCGCATAGGCCCGGCAGTCAGACACCTGCCCCTCGATGGACTGATCCGTCTGACGTGGTCCTTCTGAATATCTCGCATATATTACACCAGTCAAACTTCCACACCTCCCAAGACTGCGCGAACGGCTGCGCGGATCTCTGCACTGGCCAGCCGGTACGCCTTCATGACGGCACGCTCCTCGTCGTTAAGCATCACATAAGTGGAGCTTATGCTCTCCTCATCGGCGTGGGTGCCGGTGAGCCTTGCAACCTTCTGAGAAGATCCCACCAAAAAATTGACATCAACGGAGAAAAAGTCCGCAATCTGCTCCAGGAGATCAAAGTCCGGCCGGCGCTCGCCGCGCTCGTACATGCTGACCGCGCTCTTTGATATACCGAGCCGTTTGGCCAGTTCGTCCTGGGTTAAGTCTGCCTGCAGTCTAAGTTCGCGAAAATTTTTATTGAAGTCTGCCATGTCATAACCTCCTTTTTGCCCTTGTTTACTGGGCTTTTATTATAGCATGGCTATGAAAAATTATCTACACAAAAGTGTTGACATTATCACACGATACGTGTATATTAAAAGAGCACGGAACGTGTACATCGGAAAACACGAAGGAGGACGAAGACATGACAAAGCAGGAGTTCGAGAGTGCGCTGCACGCATACAGGAACATGAAGGAAGCCATCAGTCCCAAGGACTACGCCCTGATCGAGAAGGTGTACGCCTTCCACCCGTCAATCAGTGAAACAGACGGCAAGGCTCAGGTGGCGATGCTCTACGCTGAGTTCGGGATCCGCATATTCAAGGACATGGAAGCAACAGCAGACCAGGCGGCGATCCTGGAGAAGACCATCCACATGAAGAGGAGCGAGCTGGCCAAAGTGATGGAAACGATGGAAGCGCTCCGGCGCGGTGAGATATAGGAGGGCAGGACAATGGCAAAAATCAGGGCAATCATCAAAAGAACAGACGAAGCCTTCGGGCACATGACGAACATCAGCCCGAGACTCGAGAACTTACAGAAGCTCGTCGGCGGTTACATTGAGGCCGTCACGATACGCCCCGGGCTCGTGATCCTCTGCGACGAGGAAGGGAAGCTCAAAGACTACAAGGAGAACATGAGGATCCCTTGCGATTACCTGGACGACGTTTTCTACGGCGACATAGTAGTCCTCGGTGCAGAGGGCGAGGAGTTCACAGACATCCCGATCGAGTTCGCGCAGTGGAAGGAGCTCGTCAAGAAATACCAGGAGGGCGACAGATGCAGAGATTAGCAGACGGCTTAGACGACTGCATCAAAGCGATCGATGCGGTGGTCAAGTACTTCGGAATAGAGTGGGAATACATGAACGCAAAAGAGAAGAGGCGCTGGATGGAGGACTTCGCTCGGAAGCACTCCCATCCGGCATGCAGCACGGAGGAGGACAACGATATGGAAAACAAGCAGCATATATGTGACCTATTAACTGAGACACTCAAAGCAACGAGAGATCAGGCTGATCTGGCTCGGATCCGATACGAGGAGATCGGCCCGGATCATCAGCAGGTTGTCCTGGACTATGACGGAGGCGGCCACCGCTCTGTCAACGTGAGCCTGGACTCAGGCATCGCAATGGTCAGGGACATCCTGAGGGCCTTGCAATAAAAAAGGAGGCAAGCAGTGACTAATATCGAATTATTGAATGAATACATAGAGAAGAGCGGCTACAAATTGCAGTATATAGCCGACCAGCTCTTCATCACCCGCTGGGCGCTCTATCAGAAGTTAAACAACAAGAGCAGCTTCAAGCAGGGAGAGATCAAGAAGCTCTGCGAGCTTCTGAACATCTCGCCCCAGGAGTGCATCAAAATTTTTTTATCCTAAAAGTACACGAAACGTGCACATTATCCACAGAGTTATCCACAGGAGGAACACACAGAAATGCAGATCAGCATCAGAAACACGATCGACCACTTCCGGGGCTGCCCGGACAGACTAAACGAAGACGAGCAGGATCTCATTGTCCTGGCGCTGGAGACAGTCGAGGATCTTCTCCGATATGGCAAGACGGCCACCTGGGAGAAGACAGAACTCAGGCCCGGTTACTTCACACCGGGAGGCAACAGCCCCTACCACTGCTCCGCGTGCGGTTATGACGTCGGCGCCAATGAGATCTTCCCATCAAAGAAGATCTGCCCCGGATGCAACGCGCTGATGAAGAACGGAAGGAGGAAGGGATGAAGAAGTACACAGGGCCGGATCTGACAATGCTCGCTCTGGCAGCATACAAGGCAATCCGAAGGGAGGAAGAAAGCCATGCAAAAGTACACCATGAGGGACAACGTGATCAGCGCACTGATGGGCGCCGTGGCGGCCATAGCGTTGGCCATACTGCTGCATCCACTGTATGAACACGAGCAGGAGGAGCGGCGAAGGCTCGAGGCCGAGTGGGTGAGGGAGCAGATCGAAGCAGACAGGGCCTACCAGGCAGAGGTCGAAGCAGAGCGTCAGCGCTGGGAAGAGATCGAAGCCGAAGAGGAAAAGATCCAGCAGGCTGAGATCGCATACGCGACAGAGATGGAAAAGATCAACTTCTATTACAACCCAGAGATCCCTGACGAAGTCGAAGACGCGGCCAGGATCTACGGCGAAGAGTACGGACTCGGCCAGGAGTTCCTGGAAGCGGTAGCAAAGCGCGAGAGCGGCTTCAACCCAGAGGCAGAGAACGGTGGCTGCAAGGGACTGATGCAGATCTCGACCTACTGGCACCGGGACCGGATGGCCCGCCTGGAAGTGACAGACATCTGGGACGTGGATGGCAACATGCACGTCGGGGCTGATTACCTGGCGGAACTTTTTGCAAAGCATCCGGATCCTGTCTGGGTGCTCATGGCCTACAACGGCGACAGCAATGCGGACGCCTACCTCAGAGGAGAGGCACAGCCCTCCGGCTATGCGCTCGACATCCTCAGATATGAGGAGGAGTTCATTGCGGCAAGAGAAGGAGGTGAGGCCATTGAGCACTAAAAAATGAGCCCAGGCAGGAGCCCGGACTCACAAAAGAACACACAACTAATTATATCAAACCAAGGAGGACAAAACAATGCAAATTACGGTTACTTTTGACAGCCTTGACGAGTTCAAGGAGTACATGGGGATCGAGAGCCCTTCCCAGATCGCCCAGGAAGCTCCGAAAGAGTCCAAGGTGAAGAAGAACCCGCCCAAGGCAGAAAAGCCTCAGGAAGAGACAGCAGAGAAGTCTGAGGGGCCTGCGAAGAAGGAAGAGGAAGCTCCCGCTGAGGCTCCGGCCGAAGTGAACGAAGACTTCCGCGTAGAGGTCCGCAAGACTCTGGCCAAGCTCAACAAGAAGGTCGGCAAGAACATGGCCAGCGAATTGATCAAGGAGTACGGAGTCGAAAAGCTCACAGAGGTCAGCCTCGAAGATCTTCCGGCCCTCATGGATAAAGCAAAGGAGGCACTCAATGCCGAGTAAACATGCGAGACTGTCAGCCTCGAGCTGCTTCCGCTGGTATAACTGCCCCGGATCCGTGAAGCTGTCCGAACAGTGCGCGGATCCCGGCTCAAGTACCTACGCGGACGAGGGCACACTGGCCCACTCGGTCGCTGAGTTGAAGCTCCGGATGATGACCGGAGAGATCAGCCCGAAGCAGTACGAGAAAGAACTGGCAAAACTTCAAAAAAGTGAATACTGGTGCGGCGAGATGGACGAGGCGACGACCTTCTACGCTGACACCGTCATCGAACACCTGGCAGCTGCCGGCGAGGATGCGGAGCTCATGATCGAGCAGCAGTTCAGCCTGGCCAAGTGGGTGCCGGAAGGCTTCGGAACATCCGACGCGGTCGTGATCGGCAGCAACAAGATCGAGGTCATCGACCTAAAGTATGGCAAAGGCATCAAGATCGATGCAGAGAACAACCTCCAGCTCAGGCTCTACGCCCTGGGGACTGCAGACCTCTTCGGTGATCTGTATGAGTTCGACACAGTGGAGACGACCATCATCCAGCCAAGGCTTGACCATGTGAGCACCGACAGCATGTACCTCGACGACCTGATGCAGTGGGCTGAGTTCGAGCTCAAACCGGTGGCACAGGAAGCCATGGACGGATCAGACAGAACAGCCTGCGGAGAGTGGTGCCGCTTCTGTCCGGCCAAAGCAGTCTGCAGGAAGCGTGCGGAGTACAACCTGGAGCTGGCCAAGGATGACTTCAAAGCTCCGCCTCTTCTGACCAACGAAGAGATCGGCGAAGTGTTAAGACGTGCCGAGGAGCTGGCCAAGTGGGTGAGCGACGTGAGCGCCTACGCACTGGATCAGGCTCTCGCCGGCGAACATTACGACGGCTGGAAGCTGGTCGAGGGAAGAGCGAACAGGAAGTACGCGGACGACCTCAAAGTGGCCGAGAAGCTCAAAGAGGCAGGCTTCAACGAGGCGATCCTTTACGAGCGCAAGCTCTACGGCATCACGGCGATGGAAAAGATCGTCGGCAAGAAAAAGCTCGCGGAGACTCTGGGCGATCTTCTGATCAAACCGACAGGCAAGCCTGTCCTGGTGCCCGAGAGCGACAAGCGCGAAGCAATAAACACAGCAGAGTCAGCAAAGGCTGACTTCGATAACAACACCAACAACGAGGACGCAGATGCGCTCCCGTTCAATTAAACCCAAGGAGGACAAAATCATGAGTACAAAGGTTATTACAGGCAAGGTTCGCTTCTCTTATGTGAACATCTTCAAGAGCAGAGCTTTCCAGGCAGGACAGGATGCGAAGTATAGCATCTGCCTTCTGATCCCTAAGGAAGACAAGGCGACCCTCAAAAAGATCAAGGCAGCGATCGACGAGGCCATCCAGGAGGGCATCGCTTCCAAGTGGGGCGGCAAGAAGCCCGCAAACTTGAAGCTCCCTCTCCGCGACGGAGACGACGAGAGAGCAGAAGAGGCTGAGGAGTATGAGGGGATGTACTTCCTCAACGCCAACAGCACACAGAAGCCCGGGATCGTTGACAAGGACCTCAACGAGATCCTCGACCCCGACGAAGTGTACAGCGGATGCTGGGGCCGCGCTTCCATCAACTTCTACGCCTTCAACACCAACGGCAACAAGGGCGTCGGCGTGGGACTCAACAACATCCAGAAGCTCAAAGACGGCGACCGTCTCGGGGGAGCTCGCGCATCAGCTGAGGACGACTTCGGCGGCGAAGACTTCCAGGATGACGAGGACGACGACTTCTAAAAGGAGGGGATGCAGATGCACAGAGTCATGGGTGTGGATATTGAGACATACAGCTCCGTGGATCTGGCCAAGGCGGGCGTCTACGCTTACACAGAGGCGCCCGACTTTGACATCCTGCTGATCGGCTACTCGTTCGACGGTGAGAATGTGAACGTGATCGACACGTACAACATCGACACGGACATGATGACCGAGTTCATGGAAGCGCTCAATGATCCGGAAACGATCAAGACAGCCTTCAACGCAAACTTCGAGCGCACCTGCCTGGCCAAGTGGACGGGCAGGCCAAAGCCTCCGGAGGAGTGGCGTGACACTATGATCAAAGCGCTCACTCTGGGACTGCCGGGCAACCTGGCAGACGTCGGCATGGCTCTCGGCCTTCCGGAAGACAAGCTAAAGGATCCACAAGGCAAGGCGCTGATCCAGTTCTTCTCGAAGCCGTGCAAGCCTACCAAGGCGAACGGCCAGCGCACCAGGAACCTGCCGGAGCATGATCCGGACAAGTGGAAGCTCTTCATCAAGTACAACGGGCAGGACGTAGTCACAGAGCAGGCGATCCTCAAAAAGCTCTCAATATATGAGACCACCAGGGAAGAGCAGGAGCTCTGGAACCTGGACCAGAAAATGAACGACAACGGCGTGAAGCTCGACATCCCCATGGTCGAGAAGATCGTGGACTATGACAACAGGAGACGCCAGGAACTCCAGGAGGAAGCCCAGGAACTCACAGGGCTCAGCAATCCGAACAGCCTGGCACAACTTAAAACCTGGCTCGAGCGCCAGGGCATGCCGATGACAAGCGTCACCAAGGACACCATCGCGGCAGCTCTGTCCCTCAAATACATCCCGGACAACGTCCGGAGAGTGCTGGAGATCAGGACAGCGCTCGGCAAGACCAGCGTGGCCAAGTACAGCACGATGCTGACGGCCGTGTGCAGCGATCACCGACTACGTGGGATCCTGCAATTCTATGGAGCCAACAGGTCAGGCAGATGGGCGGGCAGACTCGTCCAGACGCACAACCTCGCCAAGAACACCCTCCCAGATCTCGATCTGGCCAGGGAACTGGCAGCAGAGGGAGACTTCGACACCATGCAGACGCTCTTCGGAGAGACGGCCTTCGTCTTCTCGGAGCTGATCAGGACGGCCTTCATCCCGTCAGACGGGTGCCGCTTCGTAGTGAGCGACTTCGCTGCGATCGAGGCCAGGGTCATCAGTTGGATCAGCAACGAAGAGTGGCGCCTGGAAGCGTTCCGGGCAGGCAAGGATATCTACTGCGAGACAGCCAGCCAGATGTACCACGTGCCGGTTGTGAAGCATGGAGAGAACGGACACCTCAGAGCCAAGGGCAAGGTCGCAGAGCTGGCCTGCGGATATCAGGGCGGAGTCGGAGCCATGAAGCGAATGGATAAAGAAGGAGCGATCCCTGAGGAAGAGCTCCAGGCAGTAGTTGACCAGTGGAGAGCTGCCAACCCTAAGGTGGTGAAGCTCTGGAGGACTTGCGAGCTGGCAGCGAAGACAGCCATCCAGGAGCACCGGACAGTCCGGATCGCTCACGGCATCGCTTTCAGCTATATCAACGGCAACCTCTTCATCAAGCTGCCAAGCGGCCGGAAGCTCTGCTACTGGAACACAAGGCTCAAGACCGACACCTACACCGGCAAGGAGTCCATCATCTACATGGGCGTGAACCAGGAAACGAAGCAGTGGGGAGAGACTGAAACCTACGGCGGGAAACTGGTCGAGAACATCGTCCAGGCTACTGCGAGGGACTGCCTGGCCGTGGCCATGACGAGAGTCAGCGCCAAAGGCTACAACATAGTGATGCACGTACACGACGAGATGATCGTCGACGTGCCGAACGAAGACACCAAGGCCCCGGAGATCATCAACGGGATCATGGCTCAGCCGATCGACTGGGCCGAGGGGCTGCCACTAAAGGGCGACACCTATGAGACGCCCTTCTACAAAAAAGACTAAGGAGGACACACATGAATACATACACCAGCAAGACGCCACTGTTTGCCAGGCGCATCACCGAAGAACTCGACGAAGAGATCGGCGTGGGAGATCAGATCCGCGTCGGTAAATATACAGCCACATGTCAGAAAACGACAAAACAGGGGGCGCTTTTTCTCCTGGATCAGTACCTTGACGAGCCTCGTCCCATGAACGAAGACGGCGAGGGCAGACCCTACGAAGAGAGCGACCTGAGGAAGTTCCTCCAGAGTGAGGAAGCTCTCAAAGAGTTCCGTCAGTACCGTGAACGCATGGCCACACATGAGAATGGCGACCTCCTCAGGATCCCGACCCTCTCGGAGATCTTCGGAGACGAGGACGCGGAGTACTTCGAGGAACTTCCCGGAGAACAGTGGGGGCTCATGAAGGATAGGAAGAACCGCATCGCCTTCCGGTGTGACGAGTGGGAGTGGGGATGGCTCCAGAATAAAAGGAAGGGCTCCGCGACGGTCTTCGCGTGT